CAAGATACTCTTGCTCATATACAATCTGTTCTTTTATTGATAAGGCTTTATTCTCTAAACCACCTATTATTAGTTTTACAAGTTTAGCCTTATCAACATTACTATACTGTTTAGGTGTCTCTTTCTCTGCACATTTTCTTACATCTTCTTCTCTAATATTCAGTGACACAATTTTATCTTTTTTCAGCGTCTTACATTTTCCTAACAAATTGTACATATCAATAATTGACAGTAAATATTTATTTTTGCCAAACTCAGAAAAGAAATTTAGTGTCGTAAGAATATGTAATTGTCTATCATCCACAGATGTTTTTAAAATAATATCAGAAAGTAAATCGACAAAATTATCATAATGATTTTTAGACAATTCATATAATTCGTCTGCAATCTGATCATTACAATATTTTATCGAAGAGATTCCTTGATAAATGGCATTTTCGTCTTTATCCATAAAATACTGTGCTTTGGATTTGCCAAATTTTATTCCTTTGATTTCTATTCCCTGTGATTTGATATATTCTTTGATGTTTGACATTTTTTCATTATTGTCTACATAAACGTTCAATGCTGATGTTAATAGCTCAATCTTATGGTAATACCTTAACCATCCAATAAATAGACCTATCATACTATATGGAACGGAATGATTTCGTGAAAATAAATAATTAGATGCATCTTCGATTACTATCAAGAATGATTTTATAGCTTCTTTTGCCTCGGCTTCTGTCATTCCATACTTTTCTTGCGCAATTGCAATAAATCCTGGAATATATCTATCATCTTTATTACCATGAATGTCTACCATATATCCACCATTTTCAATAATAGGTATATCTGCTTCAGTACCTGTTTTTTTAGCAAAATGTCTACGGACAATATCTGCTTGTCCCATAGTAAATCCACAGAAGTCATGTAAGAAATCAATAATCTGTTCCTGATATACTAAATAACCAAGCGTAGGTTTCAAGAAATTATTAAGTGCTTCATTGCCATTATCTTTGTAAATACCATTGAATAACTGTTCTCTATAAGATTCACCTGCTGGTCTAATAGCACCACTAACCATAGCCATTACATCAAGATATGAGATATTATCATTCTGTGCTTTAATATTCTCCAAAGTTTCCTTACTAAGTGTTCTTTTTAATGAATCACTTGCAAAACCACTTTCAAACTGGAATATCAATGTAGTATCTTTTGCTATTGAGTTAATAACATTTTCATCCGAGAAATTAACTTTATCAGGTGTTAAATAGTCTATACCTGCAAGTTTGCAAGCACCATCAATTAGTCCAACAGCATTTAATCCTAACAAATCTAACTTTACATAATTTAAAGAATCAATTTCGTGCATATCTATTTGGCTTACAGGACGTGGATCTGATGTAATAGACAATGTTCCAAAATCATATCTTATATCTGTAGGACTACAAACAATTCCTGCTGCATGTCTACCAAGTGATGTAATTGTTCCAATTACCATATCAATATATTTAAACATTTCTGGATATTGTTCTCTGATTTCTTCTGGCATATAATCCTTGCCTTTATCATCAGTTTCTACCATATTTGATAATTCTTGTGTTTGATCAGGAGTCATCCCATATGCTCTACCGACATCTTTTATCGCTGCTTTTAACTGAATTGTATTAAAAGTAATAATGTTGCAACAATACAAACCTTCCTTATTAAATAGATACTCTCGCACTTTATATCTATCTTCTGCGTAAATATCAGTATCTACATCCGCCAATGACATTCTTTCAGGATTCATAAATCGTGAGAAGTTAAGCTTATATTTAACTGAATCAACATCAGTACATTTAATCAAATATGCAATCTCACTACCAGATACAGAACCTCTTGAACATCCATAGTGCATATTATTTTTTAGCAGCCAATTCTTGTAATCTGAATCGAGTAACATAAAATCAATAGCATCATTATGTTTATATGTTTCTAACTCTTCCTGTATCCTTGGAATATACTCTGTTTTATAATTTGGGAGTTTGCTTATTCCACGTTCTTTTACACCTTGAACTATTCGTGCCTTAAATTCTTTCTCAGCATCAGGATATAATCTTGGATATTTATTACTATAATCTAATTCATATGATTCAATATTATCTGCAAATCTATTTGTTTCTTCGATTGCATCAAGATAAATTGATTTTGGTAATGCATTCTGTAATTCAAAGGCAGTAACCATATCATCATAAGATTTCCATGATAAATCACACGCATCCTCGTCATGGAAATTAACATTTTTTGATTTCTGCATCACTGCTCTACCCATCATATGATCCTTATCAATAGCGTGTACATCGCTTGTAGCAATAAGCTTCATTCCATATTTCTGAGCAATTCTATACAAATACTGATTGTAATAAATCTGAACGTCAAAATTGTGTGGCTGTATTTCCAACCAACATCTATGCTTATTTTTAATAAGGAATTTCAGAAATCTTTCCTGTACTTCTTTCGTTCCTTTACATAACATGCCTGCAACACAAGCTGTTAATACTAAAATATTATCTGATGTATTCTCAAGTTCCTCTAAGGTAATTCGTGGATTATAATAAAAATGACCATCATTACGATTAAATGAATCAGAAGAAAGCTTGTTAAGTTCTAATACCCCATCATAATTCTTTGCGTATAAGCAACAATGATAATTGTCTCTTTGCAGATTATCCATATCAATTTTTTCTGTTACATAGAATTCTTCTGCATTAATATATTTCAACCCAGCCTTTTCACATGCCTGTCTTTTTGCAACATTATGAAGGACTGCGCCATGCTCTGTAAAAGCAATGGCTTTCATTCCTTCTGATTTTGCTTTGTCAATATAAGCTTGAAAAGGGGTGATTGAGTCAACTTCAAGACCGCTATATGGGTTAGAATCCATACTATGTAAATGTAATACTGTTAAATTGCTCAACTTCTCACCTACCTATATCTATAAACTATTCACAAATGCT